GACTGCATTTGTATCCAGGCCTTGACCCCGTTCACACTATGCCTTAAAGGCTCCGCTCCCAATCGTAAAATTCCCGCCCATTTGTGGAGGACGCGCGTTCAAACGGATTGCATAATTCCGCCCCTCTCGTTTCATTGGCGCCACTCTCCACCCTACCTTTAACTCTCTATTCACAGACTGAAGATGAGGAACAGCACCTGGATCAGTCTTAACGCGCGCCAACAATTCAAGTAGCAGTCTAGCTCCAAGCGCTTCTACTTCCAGAAAAACTGCCATCAATCCTCCAACCTTCAGTGACTGACCGAAAACCATCAATAAACCAATAATCCATGCTCTCCACTCGCCCACCTCCTGTCCACCTGCGTTAAGTCGACTTTCGGCTACATCTCGAACTGAGTCTAACAGCCTTTCCCATTTAATTGGATTGTTAGACAACATTTTGAGCATGTTCCTTACATCGAACTCAACTGTCGATAAATCAATCTCCTGCTCAATGACCCACTCAACTACTGGTTTTGGCGCAAAATACACCCATTTCTCAAAATGCTTATAGAGCAGGTCCTTGACGCTGTCAACTGCACAGGCACTTAACAAAGGGAAAAACGACGGACGATCTCTTGGATTCTCTGTCTTCCCATGGTAACCGACTTCCGTTCGGCCACGAAACTGACGGAAAACAAACGTCATCACATCTCCCGAAACCAGTCGTTTTCCAATGTCTAAGATTTCTTTAAAAGTTTCACCCGTGGTCAAATCTATCTCATTCTTTCGAGCCCATTCCGTAAACAACGGCCACTGCATGAGAGAGTCCTCTGGAATACCAATTATCTGCGGAATCAATGGTTTGACAGAATGTGTGTGCGCAACGAATCCAAAAACCTGAGCATTGCTACTTGGTGGTACGTATTTGTCAATGAGAGAAGCAGTTAGTAGTGAGTCACCGATTATAGCAAGAGCCGGCATAGTGGAACGTCTGTGCGGGGATCACAGAAACAAAATGTC